GCTGGGGCGCGTATGCCATGGTGCCATTCCAGAACGCGAATCACTCTGTGCGCGTGACCGACGAGTTTATGCGCGCTGTCGTGGGGAATGACGAGTGGGATTTGCTTGCCCGAGACGGTACTCGCATCGAGACGCTTCAGGCACGCGACATTTGGGATGCCATCTGCACGGCTGCATGGGAGTGTGGAGATCCTGGGCTTCAGTTCGACACGACCATCAACCGGTGGCACACGAGCCCGGCGCACGGTCGCATCAACGGGTCAAATCCATGCCAACCAGCAACAGCGACCGTCTTGACCCCAGATGGCATTCGTACTTTTGCTGACATCGATGTTGGCTCGATTATCTGGTCTGGTGAACGTTGGACACGTGTGACACATAAGATCCCCACAGGTAAAAAGCCTGTGTACAGATTCATCACTCGGGCAGGTGTCTTCGTTGGCACGGAAGACCACCGCGTAGTCGAGGAAAATACCAAGATCGCTATCAAAGATGCAACGACCGTCCGCACGAGCCAAGGAGCGTGTCCTGAACCATGTGTGTTTGACCCTCAAGCAGTCATCGATGGGATGGTGCTGGGCGACGGCTCGATGATCCATGCCAACGGAGGTGCCAACCAATACCCCGTACTGTATATTGGAGATGGTGACCAATGCTACTTTGAAGCGTCACACGGTGTGGCCGAATTCATTAACAGTGAGCCGTACGAGGTTAAATGTCACCGCGTAAACACGACGTTGACTGCAGAGGACCTCCCCAAAACATACGAACGTCGCGTCCCGAAATCTTATCTCGAAGGTGATTCGCGTGTTACGCGTAGCTTTCTTCGAGGGCTCTACACAGCCAACGGTTCAATTTGTGGCAATCGTGTGACGCTAAAAGCGTCAAGTCTTGCTGTGACTGAGGGTGTCCAACAGATGCTGTCAAGCATTGGAATTCGGTCGTATTACACGATCAACAAGGCACATGAGGTCGAATTCGAGAATGGTACATACTTATGCCGCGAAAGCTACAATCTCAACATATCAACAGATCGTGGGTTATTCCGGGCATTGATCGGGTTCATCCATCCTCACAAGGGAGAGCGGTTGGACAATATTTGCGAAGTGCGATCGGTATCTTCGCGCGGACCGAAGCTGTCATACGAGATTGTTGATCGCGAGTTTTTGGGATGCGTGCCAGTCTATGACATTACAGTAGAAGCAGAAGAACACACCTACTGGACGGGTGGCTTGTTGGTGTCGAACTGTTCAGAATACATGTTCTTGGACGACACCGCCTGCAATTTGGCGTCCATAAACCTGCTCAAGTTTCTGGATGACGATTTTTTGATTGGCGACTTTCGCCACACAGTGGACGTGTTGATCACGGCGATGGACATCATCGTCGGCGCAGCAGGATACCCGACCCCTAAGATCACAGAGAACAGCCATAAGTTCAGGACTTTAGGTCTTGGTTACAGCAACCTTGGAGCGTATCTCCAGGCTCAGGGCGTTGCGTACGACAGTGAGGAAGGTCGTATGCAAGCCGCCTCCATCACTGCGATCTTGTCCGGCCGCGGTTATGCCTGTTCCTCACACCTCGCGGCTCGCCTAGGAGCGTTCGCGGGGTTCGAGGTCAACCGCGGCAAGATGTTGAGCATCATGCGCCAGCATCGTGATGCGGCTGTGGAAATCGAAGATCAGCAATCTGTTCTCGGCTCGATTCTCAAAATGCACGCGGAGGCGGATTGGACGCGGTGCATCACCCTCGGAGAACAGCACGCGTATCGAAACGCACAGATCAGCGTGATCGCGCCAGCAGGGACGATCTCGTTCATGATGGACTGCGATACCACGGGGATCGAGCCAGAGCTGTCCCTTAGGAAAACAAAGAAGCTAGTTGGAGGCGGCACGCTGCAGATCGTCAATCAGCAGGTTGCGCGCGCTCTGGACAAGCTTGGCTACGACATCAACCAAATCGAGGCGATCGAGAAATACATCGAAGAGCACAACTCCGTCGTAGGCGCTCCTGGAATTCAGGATCAACATCTAGGCGTGTTCGACACGAGCTTTCCCGAGGGAGTCAATGGCCGGCACATCTCCCCGCGCGCTCACGTGCGCATGATGGGAGCGGTACAGCCGTTCGTATCGGGAGCCATCTCCAAGACCGTGAACCTCCCTGCGAATACTACCGTAGAAGAGATAAGCGAGATCTACATGTTTGCGTGGGAGCGCGGGCTCAAGTCGGTTGCGTTGTACCGTGACGGATGTAAGCGCACGCAGCCTCTCACGGCGGACGGTGCTGAAGCTGTGGAGAGCGCTACTGCCCCTGCTCCATTGCAGCTCCGACGTAAGCTGCCGAATGACTGTTTGGCTCATCGACACCACTTCGAGATTGGCAACCAGTCTGGGTATCTACATGTAGGGCTGTACCCGGACGGCAAGCCGGGTGAGCTGTTCGTGACGATGGCGAAGGAAGGCAGCACGGTCAGTGGGCTCATGGATGCTATTGGCGTGCTCACTTCGATCGCGCTCCAGTACGGTGTCCCCTTAGGTGTGCTCGTGGACAAGTTCTCGTACACAAACTTCGAGCCCGCAGGGATCACGAACAACAGCGAGATTCGCTTCGCCCAGTCTCCGTTGGACTACATCTTCAGGTTCATGGGGTTGCAGTTTCTTCAAGATGGCGCGCCGGAAGCTCCAGGTGAACCTGCGCCGATCAAAGAAATCAGCAGCGGCGGGCAGACATGTACACGCTGCGGAAACGGTCTGCAGAGGGCTGGATCCTGCCTCACGTGCTCTACGTGCGGGTGGAGTGAGGGGTGCGGCTAGTGGCTGGAACGCTTGACATGACGGTGGGAGAGATTCAGGGTAGTCTTCGTCAAATCCTGGAGGATAAGCGGATGAGTCCTCTCCTCAGCTCTGAGCAGCGCTACAGTCTGGTGGCCGCCATGGAGTCCATGGAGTTTCTCAAACGGTTGTCCCCGGGCCTTAAAAAAGTCATGGAGGAACATCGGAATGAGACTGTTACTAGCAAGCCTCGCACTAGCACTCGCCCTCGCACCAGCAACGGTAAACGCTGAAGAAGAGGGTCTAGCCACAAACTTCGGTGGCAAGGCCGACAAACATCGCGGGGGTAAATCTCCGTGTCTGCGACCCATGCGAAAAGTGAAACGATCGGATTGGGGGATTGCCCACCGTAAGTGGAAGTGCGGCACGAAGGTCCGTGTGTGCCTTGCACGAACGGGAGCGTGCGTGATCGCCCCAGTCATCGAGCGAGGGCCTTATGGCGCGGTTCTTGCAGATGATGAGACCCCTCGCGAGGATGCACGCTGCGTCCCGCGCAAGAGCGGCAAGGTTTGGTGTATCAAGAAAAACAAGGACTGGCCAGGAACATGGCGGGGGGTCGCAGATCTTACGTTTGCAGTCGGTGCGGCACTCGGGCATAACGGGAAAGAGCGCGTGAAGATCACAAAGGTGAAGTGAGTCAGGCCAAGTTTCCATTCGACCGGGATTTCCAAGTGGGAATCCTGGCGTTGATGTCGCAGCAGTACGATTTCCTGGTCATGGCTGTGGAGATCTTCGAGGACTCGTACTTCGAGGACAAGGTTTTGGTCTGGTTCTACCAGGTCATGGCAGACTACTGCACGACGTACGGGGCTGTCCCCAACCGGGTGGTGCTCGAAAACGAGCTGAAGAAGGCCCTTACATCTGGGGCCGTCAAAGGACCTGAACTGCCTGAATACGTCGGCATTATGAAGGCGTTGGACCAGCGCGTGAACGCGCAGCAGTACGTGACCAACGAAGTTGTCAGGTTTTGCCGGCGGCAAGTTGGTCGGAAGGTGTACCTGGATACGGCGCCGATCATGGACACGGCGGACGAGGACGATTGGGATCAAATCCTCGATCGGCTCCACGAGGCGCGCAACATCGGCAGCAACCATCTGGACGTAGGCTCTAACTTCTTTGCCGAGATCAAAGAGCGCATAGCGAGACGCGCGAGCACTACCGTACGGCGGGCGTCTTCCACTGGTATCAAGGGATACAATCCGATCAGCGGCCAAGACGTGGATTTGGACGTCCTACTCGGGGGAGGTTTGCGCGAAGGTCAGCTTGGAATATGGATGGGCGGCACTGGCGTGGGAAAGTCGATCGCACTGCCGCACGTCGGACGACACGCCGTGTTGAAAGGTTGGAAGGTCGTTCATTACACGCTGGAGCTGAGCAAGGACGACACCACGGATCGATACGATGCCGGGTTCGCAGACACCAACATCGGCGACTTGACCCAGAATCACACACACATTCAGTCGGAGCTGACGGCGCTCATGCAAGGTACGAAGACCGGGTTCGGTGCATGTGCAGATCGGCTTTACGTGCAGGCGTACCCCACCGGCACTGCTACAGTGAACACACTGCGGAGCCACCTACGCCGGATGGAGGGCTTAGGGTGGTATCCCGACGTCATCATTGTGGATTACATGGACTTGCTCAAGCCGCTCACGTCCTACAACGATGAATACGCAGATCTAGGTGGTATTGCGAAAGATTTGCGTGGACTCGCCGGGGAGTACAAGGTCCCGTTGTGGTCCGCGACGCAGGTCAATCGCGCAGGACTCGGGCAAGAAGTTGTGGACGTGGAGCATATCGGTGACAGCCTCAAGAAGGCTCAAATTGCCGACATCATCTTGGCCTTGTGTGCTACGCGGGAGGAGCGAGAGAATAGCGGGCTGCGGATCTTTGGAGCGAAGAATCGAAACGGCCCATCGAAGTTCACTGTTGAGATCCGCAGCTTGTACGAGCGGATGCGTCTGTATGATCCGCTGGGCGTTGCGTTGAGCAAGCTAGCCAAACAGACAGTTAGCGCAAGTTCCGCAGCGAAGCAGCCTGGCCCCATTCAGGCGCCGGGAATGTCCCCGGCCAAGACTACTGGAAGAAGGAGAAAGAAATGAGTTCAACCAACAGAGGCAGAGAACGCAACAAGGATGATCTGTACGAGACGCCAGAGTGGATGACTGAGGCGATCCTTCCTGAATTATCGAGAAGGCTATCTCACGTGAAGGGTCCACCGCGCGTTTTTGAGCCCGCAGCGGGCAAGGGCCGAATGGTGCGCGTCCTTGACCAGTATTTCAAGGCTCCTTGTGACGCTAGCGACATCAACGACGACCCGTCGTTGGACTTTTTGGCTCTTCACCCGCGCTCAGTGTACGACCTCATTATCACCAATCCGCCGTTCATGCTTGCGATGGAGTTTGTGCAGCAGGCGCTGAAGTTCCGACGTTCGCCGGATTCGGTTGTGGCGCTGTTGCTTCGCGTGAACTTTTTGGGAAGCAAGAAACGTGCCCCGTGGTTGCGAGAGTTCATCCCAGCGGTGTACGTGTCTCCCAAGCGGCCCTCATTTTCCCCTGACGGCAGGACGGATTCCCCCGAGTACGGTTGGTTCTTGTGGCAGGAGCCCTTCAAGCAAACCAGCGAGATCGGCATCTTACACACGGAGAACGTGGTTGGACAGCGTCGTGTTGTCGTACCCACCCCGTAACTTGTGGACTTCTGCCTCTTGTTTGGGTAGAGAAACTCTTACGGATTTTTTGTGCTGAAGTACTACGACTTTCATTGTTCCGCGTGTGACGAGATTTTCGACGCTCTGGTGGCGTCGGAGCAACGTCAGGAGGAGTGCCCCACCTGTGGTGAGGCCTCCGAGCGTATTTTGAGCGCAGCCCGCGTTGGGCTATACAACGATCCCAGCGCGCAGTCCGCCGCTTTGCGTAAGCGATCTTACGATCACTCGATGCGCGAGGCGAAAAAAAATGCGGAGCAGATTGCGTCCAAGATGGGCGGGGTTGCAAAAGCTCAAAGCCCTTGGAACATACGGTCGAAGAAGCCCAAAAAATCCTCTTCGTGAGGATTGATGGCTACGTCTATCATCGAACTGGCTAAGACCAGAGCGCTGCAGAAGCACCCCACCATGAAGAGTTGGCGTGGTGTGCAGGGTGGGGTGTACCACCTCGTGCAGACGATGGATCAGTTCTGGGAATTTCACCAGGCATTGAAGCTCCAGAAGACCATCGCCATCGACACCGAGACAAGTGGGTTCGACCATGTCCGTGCGATGCCTTGTGGGATCGTGGTGGGTTGGGGAATTGATCACAACTATTACCTGCCCATCGCACATAAGACAGGCGAGCCGCAGCTCGACATCGAGCAGATCCGAGATCCGCTCAACGAGGTGTTCCAGGATCCCTCCGTAGTCTCAGTTTTCTGGAACGAGAAGTTCGACCGCCATTTCTTGCGCAAGGTGGGGCTCGAAGTTCGAGGCGTGCGGCATGACGGCGTTGTGCTCGTGCATCTTCTGGACGAGAACACTGAGAAGGCGCTCAAAGTCCTTAGCAAGCGGTACATCGATCAGCAGGCGGACCTTTGGGAAAAGGCGGTTGCGGAGTGGCGCGGGAACGAAGCCAAGCGTCGTCGAAAAGAGTATTCGGAGTTCATCAACGCTGAGTTGAAAAGGCGCCGTCCTGAGTTGGAGCAGCAATTGCTCACTCGCGCCCCATTCGCAAAGTTCAGCGGGATGACCAAGGCTCAAGTCACGGCCAAGTTCAAGAAGCAGCTCCGAGAAGAAACGGCATCCCATCCGCTAGCGTCCAATAAGAAGGATGACGTCTCGTACGACTACGTTCCGTTGGAGATCATTGTTCCGTACGCGTGCGCGGACGTGCACTACACCTTGTTGCTGTACAAGGATTTGGTGCTCAAGGTCGCGGGTCACGATGAGCTTCGCAAGCTGTACGTGAACGAGATGCAGCTAGCGGACCTGCTTTTTGAGGTGGAGAGCCGAGGTATCCAGATCGATGTTCCTTACTTGGCCGGCCTTCAGCCTCAGTACGAGAAGGAGATTGCAGACTTCCGAGCTGAGATCATGCAGGACGTGGGGTTCGAGTTCAACGTGGACAGCAACCCGCAGCTCGTTGAGGCGATGCAGAAGGTGGGGGTGCGGCTCTCAAAGCTTACGAAGGGGGGCAAGGAACTTTTCACAGCCGGAGGAAAGCTAGAACCTAAGCACTTCTCTGTGGATAACGAGACGTTAGAGCACCTTGCGACGACGCATCCGTTCGCGAAGAAAATTCAAGATTATCGGCAGAAGCAGAAGCTGCTCAACACCTACGTGTTGAAGATCCAACAGCTGGTTGACGATCAGCACTACCTGCACAGCACGTTCAACGCGAACGTGAGCACCGGGCGTATGAGCAGTAGAGAGCCGAACGTTCAGAACATACCTGCCCGTAGGAAAGACATTCGGCGCGCGTTCACCGTTCCCCTAGACATAACCACCGGGCAGCCTCATCCAGAGTGGGTCATGGTGTTGTTGGACTACAGCCAGGTGGAGTTACGGTTGACCGCGCACCACAGCCAGGATCCAACGCTGATCGCGGCGTATCCTTGGCACGCTCCTGCGCAGGATGTGCACTCGATTACCTGCGCAGAAGTTGTCATGGATATGTCCTTGGACAACTTCATGGCGATCTACGGTGACGAGTCCCACCCGGAGTACGAGGAGTACAAGTGGTTCAGAAACATCGCCAAGCGTGTCAACTTCGGTATCATCTACGGAGCTGGCCCCGGCGCGATTCAGCGACAGGTATCGACTCCTCAGCGACAGGTATCTAGAGACGAGTGTCAGGAATACATCGACAAGTACTTGCAGAAATATGTTGGTGTGAAGGAGTGGATCGACCGCACGCAGTTCGCTTTGGAGCGCTATGGATTCCTGCAGAACACCTTCGGCCGGTTCCGCAGACTTCCAGACGCGAAGTCCAAAGAGCGCTGGAAGCAGGGTAGGGCGGGTCGCCAGGGGGTTAACTTCCTGATTCAAGGGGACGCCGCGGATCTATTCAAACACGCGGCAGTTCGTGTGCGTAAGGTGCTGCAGGACGCAAACGCGCGCACCAAGATCGTTAATTTCGTTCATGATGAGATTCAGCTTTACTGGCATCGAGAGGAGTTACACCTCCTTCCTGCAGTGAAGGCCGCGATGGAAGATTTTTCGCAGTATTCCGTGCCGATTGTGGTAGACATCGAAGTCGCGCAGTATGACTGGGCTCATCGAAAGAGCGTTCACGTATGAGTGCTATTCGTTCGGGTTAGTGAGAAAAAGATGGACCCCCTACACGCGGAGCGCTACACAGACAGACTGTCACAGGTGGCTGATAGACTGCATCACTTGGGGGGAACGTGACCGTCCAGCTAAGTGGGAGGAAATTGGATGAATCTACCTAAGATCGACATCAATTTGAACGGCGTGCAGTATGAGCATTCGTTCGAAAAGGACATTTCCATCGATCGTACCGATCTCGACAATGAGTTCGCTGAACAGCCGGCGAGGTATGCTTTCTACGCATTTCTAGGGGAGGAGGCCAAGTATCTTGCCGATCGCAAGAAGGCCGTGCTAGAGAACGTAGAGGCGTCTGTAGACGCAGAAAAACGCGCGCACGCATTAGCAGTGCAGGCACAGAACGGCAAGTTCAAGTACACCGAAAAGATGTGCGAGAACGAGGTACACGGTGACCCCAGATACAAGGACGCGCTGGAGGCCTATCACAAGGCCAAGCTCCTCTCGGGTCAGCTCGATATCGCAGCGCGCGCCATTGCGATGCGTCGTGACATGCTCATGCAGATGGGCGCGGCTGCGCGAATTGGTGCGATGCCGACGCGCGTGCTGGAAGCCAAGCGAGAGGTAGCGAAGGAAATCATTGCCGCTTCGAAAGCACCAGATTTGGAATCAGTTCAACCAGTGGCGAATATCGCCGAACCACAACCGCGGCGACGCCGCAAGTAAAGAGGAGAGCCCCATGGGTGTAGATCTAACCAAGGTCAAAAAGCGTCAGCAAGAAGAAGAGCAGAAAGAGGCCGCGCGCCTAACCGGCGGAGTTCGCCGGTGGTCGCCCAAAACAGGTACGAACAACATTCGTATCATGCCTCCGTGGACGGACGAAGGGCCCAACGCGGGAGACTTCGCGCGCGAGGTGTACACACACTGGCGTATCGGCACCGGCGACAATCAAATGTCGTTCACGTGTCCGCTCAAGACGCCGGCACTCGGAGACCCGTGTCCTGTGTGTGAGAAGGTGGAAGCGCTTCGCGCCACAGGTGATCCCACCGACGCAGAGCGCGCATCGGAAATGCAGGCCAAGCAGGGATTTCTGTCGAACGTCATTGACCTCGACGATCCTGTTTTCACGCAAGAGGAGAAGGATCAGCTGGTCACTGCGGGTCGGGACGTCTCGTGGGATGTTGGCGACACCAAGATCCAAACCTTTCGTTACGGTCCGATGATCTACAAGCAGCTGATCGACTATCTTGTCGAGCTGGGAGACATCACCGACTTGGTGGCTGGTCAGAACGTGGTCATCAAGAAGACCGGCGCCGGCAAGCAGGGGACCAAGTACAACGTCTTTCCCAAGGGCTCCGCACCTGTACAGGTGATTGGTCAGCCTGTCGAGAAGGCGATGTACAACCTCGACGCGCTCAACAAGCCTCGCACGACCGCGGAGATGCTCGGTTCCTTGTCTGGAAATCTCGCCCAGTCGGCATCTCCTGGTCTCCCATCGTCTCCGCAGCCTGTTGGTCTGCCTCCGCCCCCAGCACAGCCGGCGCCTCAGCAGGAGGACCCGAGTGACATAGACGAAGAGCCAGCTCCCGTGGACGCGCCGGAGTGTTTCAAAGACACCGTCACGTTTGCCACAGACGACCCGGAGTGCGCGGGAGGTCTTGTGGACGGAGAGACTCTGGACCAGTGCCCATTCTATCAAGAGTGTGGTACACACGCAGGCAAGCTCACCACGCCGAAGACATCTCGGCGAAGGAAAAAGGCTGCCGAGAATGGCGCTCCAGCAGCGACCGCTGAGGCTGACGCGTTGATCAAGCAGATGGAAAACATGCTGCACCAAGGGAGCTAAGGTATGGCTGCGCGCAGGAAGAAGGACCCAATGTTCACCGATTCTGCAGGAGTTGACGCGGTCTTGGGACGACTACAAGACGACATCAACAAGCATTTCGGGAAGGATTCGGTCACTCGACTAGACGCGCAGAATACGTTGTCGCACATTGACCATTGGGCGTCCAGTCGCAGCATGGTGGTGGACTCCGTGCTGCGGGGAGGGCGCCCCGTGGGCTCTTCATTGGTTCCCTTCGGTCGTCAGATGGAAGTGAGCGGGCCCAACAACAGCGGTAAGACAACGTTGTGCGCTCAGATCGCCGCAGAGACCCAGGCGCTAGGTGGCATTGTCGTAGTTACCGACACGGAAGAGCGCATCGACGACGTGTACTGGTCCAGGTTGGGCGTTGACGTAAGTCGAATTCTTAGGATCAAAGCGACTGATCTGAAGGACGTTTTCGAGAAGCAGTATCGGGCGCTCCAGTTCGCGCGCACGAACGCCGCGGACAGGTTGGTGTTGTTGCTGTGGGACTCCCTTGGAGGCACAGCCGGCGCTGAGCAGCTCGACGAAAATGCCAAAGAGAACATCATGGAGCAGGCCGAGAAATTCGGCATGCGTCGTGCAAAGGTGATCTCCGACGGTATGGAGGCAATAAACACCATCGTAACCAAGACGCGCGCGTCGTACCTGTACACAAACCACGAGTACACGAAGATCGGCACGTCCTACGGGTCTCCTCGTGAGACCCGCGGAGGCAACAAACCGAAATATTTCGCGACTGTGAGATTGCAGCTCACCCCAGTCGGTCAGATCAAGGACGCGGATCCTGTAGGCGGACGAGACCGAGTTATTGGCCAAAGGGTGAGGGTGAAGGCGTTAAAGAACAGCATGGCTGGATTCTTGCTTGAGCGCGACGCGGTCATCATGGCCGGACGTGGCTTTGTCAATGAGTACACCGTGTTCGACGTCGGTGTGCGTCTAGGCGTAATTTCTCAGGCTGGATCTTGGTACACCTGGGTTACGCCAAAGGGGGAAACGGTCAAGTTCCAAGGCTATGGCGGGTTCGAGACGACGGTAGTACCCCACGCGGAGTATGACGATCTGTTGGCGGCAGTCGAGGGGAGCATGTAGACTACGTGCGAATTTTGGGACTAGGAACGCTTCTCTTTTTTGCCGCCTGTACAAGCTCCGACGACCTGCAGGTAGTGGACGCCTCCGCGCCGCCTGCAGTGGACGCGACTCCTGTGGAGCGTGTACCCACGTCGTGGCACCTTGAGGGACCCTACGTCGGAGCGCACGCCGAGAATATCGGATGCCATATGAACGGCGATTGGCTTACGATCGACGTCAAAGACTTAGACACGGACCATCCCAAGCACAGCCAAGGTCCTGGCGCCTGGATCTCGGCTTGTGACCCGTTGGAAGGCGACGACACGCTGTGGCGCCTGCATTGTCGCTGGCGCGTGTGGCAGTCTTCTCCCTGGCCACTTCCCTGGGATTGGTCGGACCGCACCATCTACCTGCAGAAGAACCCAGACCCGGCTTCGGTTGTGCAGGGCGCGTACGTTTGGTGGGTGGACGGAAGTTGCGGGCTGGACCGTGAGGGGTTTCCGTGCTCTTGGCCCAACGAGCCGTTCTATACGTGTGCGTACGTTTTCGTGATTGAAACGTCGGAGGTTACATACTGATGAAGTGGTGGGAGAAGCGCTTAGATCGCGCGCTTTGGACATTCGCACGCATGTGGAGGAGCGTCAGGGGCGATGCCGGAGGTCGGTTGATTGAAGTAGGCGGAAAACCGTATCTCACGCGCCTTTTTCTCACACCAAAGATTCTTCCGTTTCGAGTATTTCTGCACTACTTCCATGCGGGGGACCAGGATCGAGACCTCCACAACCATCCCTGGAACTGGGCTGCGAGCCTTATCCTTACAGGCGGTTATGTAGAAGAGAGACGCGGCGCACCACTAGGCGCGCCGGGAAAATACGCAGTAGAGGTTAATCCACGCAGGCCGGGCACCGTGAACGTTTTAACCAGTGGCTCGTTTCATCGCGCAGACCTGTTTCTAGCTGCTGATGGGAGCCAGCGCGGTGCTTGGACTCTGTTTGTGCGCGGGCGCAAGATTCAAGGCTGGGGGTTCTGGAATCGCTATACAGGGGAGTTCACCACTTGGTCAGAGAACGAGACAACAGATGACTAAGGTGGCCATCTTCAGCGATCTGCACGCCCATCCATTCAAGCCGTATGCCGGCATCTTGGAGAACGGCATGAACTCGCGGCTAGCGGACGCGGTGCACTGCATTGACCAAGTGGTGGACTATTGCGTTTCCGAGGGTGTAGACCTGGCGCTGTTCGGAGGCGATTTGTTCCACGTTCGACGCACCATCAACGTCGCAGCATTCAACGCTGTTTACGAGTCAATGTCTAAGTTTGCCCTCAACGGCATCCCGTTGGTCATGATTCACGGCAATCACGATCAGGCCGACAAGAAGGGGAACACCCACAGCATTCACGCGTTTCGAACATTCTGCAGCGTGACCGACAATCCGGGCTGGCTCGTGGTGCACGGCAAGAGTGGAGAGCCATACGCCATCATGGCGATCCCGTACATGGAGAACGTAGAGCAGCTTCGGGACATCGTGCAAGAACCATGCCCAATAGCTCAAGTCCCTAAAATCTTGTTGGGTCACTTAGGTATCCGGGGGGCGAAGGTCGGAGCAGACTTCGTGTACGTCAATCCATACGACGCCGACGCAGCCGATCTAAATGCTGGCGCCTTCGACGCTGCATATCTGGGGCACTACCACCTACACCAGCAGATTGCGGCTAACGGGTGGTACATCGGCGCCGCGCTCCAGCACAACTGGGGAGATCGGGACCAGTGGCGTGGGTTTCTCGTGTACGACACGGAGACAAAGAGTCACACCCGTCACACTCTACAGGCGCCGCAGTTCGTGGAGTGTCGAGAGGGGTGGTTCCACAAGCGCTTTCACAATGACGATTTCGCACCGTTCAAAGACAATTACGTACGTGTGATCGATGACACCAACGCCAACTACACTGATGATCAGCGCGAGGAAATGCGCACCGCTACCGGCGCTCGATCACTAGAAGTGGTTCCGCCAAAGGTAGCCAAGACGCGCGCGCAGGGGCCGCGTATTGAAGTAGACACGGGGATGTCGTTTTCAGATCTTATGCGGCGCTACGTGAAATCTGGTGTGCACGCCACCGGTGGGTTGGAAGAGGACTACTTGCTCCAAATCGGCCGAGACATTCTGGAGGAGGTCGGCGAATGAAGCTCCTGTGGGTGCGGATGGCCAATTTCCTCTCCTACGGGGCGCCGGCCCAGATGGTGGAGCTGGACAGTCGTGGGCTTATTGCCGTCCTGGGCAAGAACGACGACTCCCAGGGCGCTGACTCGAACGGGGCGGGAAAGAGCAGTGTCATGGAGGCTATCGTATGGGCTCTCTACGGGGAGACCATGCGAGGCTACCGCGGTGACGCTGTCGTCAATCGCACGAATGGTGAGGATTGTTGTGTGAGCCTATCTCTCCAGGATGGTGAGACCAACTACCTGGTTCGGCGGTGGCGTAAGAGGCGGGCCAAGAAGCCTAACGATCTGGAACTGGTGGTCAATGGTCGGTGTGTAAGTCAAGGAACAATGGCGGACACCCAAGCGCTGGTGACGACGTTGGTGGGGATGGACTTCTCGACGTTCACACAATCGGTGATGATGTGGCACGGTACGCGCCCATTCAGCGCAATGACCGATCGCGAGCAGAAGTCTGTGCTGGAGGACATCCTGCAGATCGACCAGCTCTCGCGCGCGAAAGATGTCGTGAAACGACGCATCTCCGCAGGCCAGCAAGCGCTCACGGCTGCCCAGTCGGAATCCGCTATGGTGGGCCGGCAGATTCAGGATACCACTGCGACTTTGGGCAAGCTGCGCACTCAACAGCAGCAGCATTCAACGCTAGTAGCGCAGCGACGGCGACAGCTTCAGCGAAAAAAGGCCGACTGCGAGGGTAGGATCGAAGAGGTCTACACGAACACGGGGCTGGACAAGTTGCTCGCTCTCCAGGAGAATTTGAGGGAGAAGGAGGCACAACTCGGCAAACGTCGAAATCATGTCCAAACGCAAAGACTCGAAGCCACCAGGAAATACGCACACCAACGCGCCCAGCTCGCGCGGGTCGAAGGGGCCGCCCAGGGCCAAATCGCCCAGTTTCAGCAAGCCATCGAAACGCTCGATTCGCTTGTCGGTAAACCATGTCCGACCTGTCACCAAGTCCTCCCGCTCGAAGCGGCTGAATCGTCTGCAGACCTCTGGGAGAGGGAAACCAAGCGGCTCCGATCAGAGACGCTTGTACAAACAGGCACAAGCCTTGCAAAGCTTGAAAAAGCAGAGCGAACCGAGCTTGCTAGACTCGACGCCGATGAAGCCGCCACCTCTACAGAGTGGGAGGCTCTCACAGCTCAGTCGCAAAACACGGCCGAAGCTGTCCGTAAACGGCAGGCGTCGCTTGCGCTTATCTGTCAACTGGAGCAGCAAGCCTGGGCCTTCCAGCAAGAAATCGAGCAACTCTCGGAAGAAGCAGACCCGTACTCCTCGCTGATCGCGGATGCGACTGCGCAGCTTGCTGCAGCCCGCAAAGAGCTGCGCCGGGTCAACTACCAGGTTCGATCCCTGGGGATCGAGTTGGAGCACCTGGTGTACTGGAACCACGGGTTCGGCAACCGTGGGCTCAAGTCGTACCTGATGGACAACGTGGTTCCGTTCCTGACAGAGCGCGCGCAATCATACGCAGACGTGCTTTCGGGGGGTGACCTAAAGATTGAGTTCTCTACCCAGAGTCAGCTCGCGAACGG